AGCGCGACCAGGCCCGGCGCATCGCGCTCGAGCTGCTGGCGCGCAACGCCCCGCCCGGGTCCGTGGTCAACCGCAGCGAGCTCAAGCTGACCCTGCCGAACGGCAGCCGCATCTACCTGCTGGGTACCGACTCGGACAACGGTGACAGCATCCGCGGCATGGGCCTGGTGGCGGCCGTGCTCGACGAGGTGGCCGACATCGCGCCGTATGCCTGGGAGGCCGTCATCCGGCCGGCGCTCGCCGACCACGGCGGCCGCGCGCTCATCATCGGCACGCCCCGCGGCCGCGTCGGCCTGTTTTGGTCGCTGTGGCAGCAGGGCCAGGCCCTGCCCGACTGGGTCACGGGGGTCTACACCGCCGAACAGACCGGCGCCCTGCCGGCCGACGAGCTCAGCGCCATGCGCCGCGAGATGAGCCGGAACAAGTACGAGCAGGAGATGCTGTGCAGCTGGGATGCCGCGACCGAGGGCGCCTACTACGCCACCGTGCTCGCCGAGGCCGAGGCCGCCGGCCGCATCGGCCGCGTGCCGGCCGAGCCCATGGCGCCGGTGCTGCTGTCCTGGGACCTGGGCTTCAGCGATGCCACCAGCGTCTGGGCGTGGCAGATCGTCGGCCGCGAAGTGCGCGCCATCTGGTGGCGGGAGTGGCAGAACGTGGCCCTGCCGCGCATCTGGTCGGAAATCCAGACTGAGGCCCAGCAGCGCGGCTGGAACCTGGCGCGCAACATCCTGCCGCACGACGCCGACCATCACGACAGCACCAACGGCCGCACCCGGCGCGGCATCCTCGAGGAGCTTGGCGCACGCTGCGTGGTCGCGCCAAACATCCCGGTCCGGGACGGCATCGAGGCCGTGCGGACCCTGATCCCCCAGGTCTGGTGGGATCGCGACGGCTGCGGCGACGGGCTGGAGTACCTGCGCCAGTACCGCGCCGAGTACCAGGAGCAGCGCCAGACGTACGCACTGCAGCCACGGCATGACTTCACCAGCCACGCGGCTGACAGCGTGCGATACTTCGCCGTGACCTGGCACGCCGGCCTGCTGGGCCGGAAGCCCGAAAAACTGGACTACTCAGCCCTTGACCGGATGGTGATGGCATGACCGACCGCACGCGCGCTGCGATCCTGCGCGACCGCATTACCCGGGCCATCGACCACGGCCCCGACCCCGACGGCTGGCGCGCCGCGCTGGCCTACTACCTGGGCCGCCCCCGCGGCGACGAGATCGCCGGCCAGCCGGCGCTGCAGTCCACCGACGTGGCCGACATGGTCCATGCCATCCAGGCCCAGCTGCTGCCGAGCTTCTGCGGCGACCAGGTCTGCACGTTCGACCCCGACGGCCCCGGCGACGACGCGCAGGCCCGCCTCGAGTCGGACGCGGTCAACCGCGTCATCATGGAAGAGGGGCGCGGCTACGTGGTCCTGGCGGCGGCCATCAAGGACGCCCTGCTGCTGAAAGCCGGCATCGTCAAGGTCTGGACCGAGGACGAGGAGCGGGTCAGTACGCGGCGCATGGTGCTGAGCCCCGAAGCGGCCCAGCTGCTGGTCGGCACCGCCGGCGTCGAGATCAGCGAGCCGGACGACGAGGGGGCCGTGCAGGTCACGTCGCGGCAGACGGTGCGCCGGCTGCGGCTGGCGCCGGTCGACCCGCTGAACTTCGTGGTTGACCCCGATCACGAGTCGATTGTGCTCGACGACGCCCCCCTTGTGGCCGAGCGGTGGCCGGTCACGCGCGGCGAGCTCGTGGCGCTGGGCTACAGCGAGGCCCAGGTCCGCCGCATCCCGACCGAGGACGGCTACCAGGCCCAGACCACGGGCATGCGCCAGCGTGCCGGCGAGCCATCGACGGACATCACCAGCTGGCAGGCCGAGCGCGTGTACTGCTGGCGGGTCTACGACCGCAAGGACGGCGAGCTCACCTACACGCTGCTGGGCGGCGAGGAAATCCTCGAGGAGGCGCCGGCCGCCCGCATCCCCTACGCCGCCGGAACGGCGTTCCCGGAGCCGCATGGATTCTGGGGCCTGAGCCTGTTCGACCGGCTCAAGACGGTGCAGGACGCCAAGACGCTGGCGCTGCGTCAGTGGCTGGCCAACCTGGCCGCCGGCAACCTGGCGCGCCTCGCCATCAACGACAACGTGAACCGCGAGGACGTGCTGAACGGCCGGCCCAGCGGCGTCATCCGCGTGGACGGCACCGGCCCGGTCGGCGAATCGCTGCTGCCGGTGCCGGCGCTGGACCTGGGCACGAACGCGGCCGGGTTCCTGGCCTACTTCGACCAGGTCCGGGCCGACCGCGGCGGCGCTGCCCTGCAGATGGCCAACGCCGAGTCGCAGCTGGTCGGCCAGCAGGTCGGCAGCATGGGCGTGGACCGGCTGGTCAGCGTGCAGGAGCAGATGGCGGCCATGATCGCCCGCAACCTGGCCGAGACCCTGCTGCGCTCGCTGTTCCTGCTGGTGCATCGCACGCTCGCCGAGGAGTACGGCCAGCCGCTGCAGCTGCGGCTGGCCGATGAGTGGGTCGAGGTCGACCCCAGCCAGTTCCGCGACCGCAGCCGCGTCAACGTCAAGCAGGGGCTGTCGCCCGGCGAGAAGGCCCGCAAGGCTGCCGCCATGCGCGAGATCGTTGCCGCGCAGATGGCGTTGCTGCAGGCCGGGCTGGATGGCGTCCTGGTCGACCTGCCGAGCCTGTACAACAGCCTGCTCGACCTGGGCCTGGCGCTCGAGCTCGACAACGTGCAGGGCTACTTCGTCGACCCCGCCGGCCGCGCCGCCCAGCAGGTCGCCGCGACCAAGGGCGCGCAGGGCCAGCAGCAGGAGCAGCTGCAGCTGCAGATGGTGCAGCTGCAGATGCAACTCGAGCAGGCCCGCGTGCAGCTGGAGCAGGCCAAGCTGCAGCTGGACGCCGCCAAGCACCAGCAGGACATCGCCTTCCAGTACCGGGAGCTCGCCACCCATGCCGAGATCGAAGAAGCCAAGCTTACCGCCACCGTCACCACCGACCTTATCGCCGCCCAGCAGGCCGCCCGGGATGCGGCTGACGCCCGAGACAGCGGCGGCGCTGGGGCAGCTGGTTGACGCGGCCGTGGAGTCCGTGCGGCAGGCGGCGTTCGCGTCTTTCCTGCGCCTGCAGGCCGACCCGCTGGGCTGCCGGGCGGAAGCCCTGGCGGCCGAGAAGGTCGGCGCCCGCGTCAAGGCGATGCTGGGGGACTTGACAGATGGCTGAACCCGGCGCTGAATTGCCGTCGAGTCCAGACGGCACGCTGCTTCCGGCGGAGACGCCACCGGAATACCGGTCCAAGGAGCAGCAGGTCGAGGACATCCTGCGCGGGGCTTTCGAGCCGGCCACCGACGCAGCCCCCCCGGCCCCGGAGACGGGCGCCCAGGCCGAACCAGCGGCTGAGACGCCGCTTGACGTGGCGGCCATTGCCGAGAAGCTCGGCGTGGACCCCGCGAAACTGTACGAGGTGCGCATTCCGCTGGCTGACGGTGCCGAACCGGTCACGCTCGGCCAGCTGAAGGACGCGTACCGTGACGCCCAGGCGCTCGAGCGTGAGCGGTCAGAACTGACCGAGCAGCGCGGGCACTGGCACGCGGACCAGCTGCGGCAGCAGCGCGAGCTCGAGACGATCCTGGCGGCCATCAAGCCGGATGCGGTCGACCCGAAGCTGGCGCAGGCGGTACAGGCAGTCAACCGCGAGCGGGCGTCACGTGAGGCCGAGGCGCTGTTCCGGACGATCCCGACGTGGGTCGACGAGAAGGCGCGCGAGGCCGACCTGGTGCAGATCGTGGCCCACCTGAAGCCCTACGGCATTACCCGCCAGGACCTGGACGCGGTCACGGACCACCGGATACTGCGCGTGCTGCGCGACAAGGCGCTCGACGCCGCCAAGCTCACCGCAACCCCGGCCCCGAAGCCCGCCCAGAAAGGCGCCGCGCCGCGCAAGGCTGCCCAGCCAAGCCCGGCGCAGGCACATGGACAGCTGAAGGCCGCCGTCACCAAGGGCCATATGCGCCCGGTTGACGCGGTCGCCCGGATCCTGGGAGGGATCAAGTAATGGCCGTCATCGCATCGTTAGACGCCTTCGACCTGCGCGCAGTCGCCACCGGCGGCATGATCAACGAGGACGTGATGCAGCGCATCTGGGACGTGTCCCGGATCCCGCTGCCGTTCACGGATCGTGTCGGCTCCGGCCGCGTCACGTCGAACCAGTACGACTGGGTCATCGACAAGCTGGCGACGCCCGACCGGGCCAATGCGTGGGAGGAGGATGCGAACTTCTCGACCACCACCGCCACCAACCCGACCGACTACGCCGACAGCGCCAGCGCGCCTACCGTCCGGTACCGGAACTACATCCAGGTCAGCGTGGCGGCCGTCAGCGTGTCGGAGATGGGCAACGCGGTCAGCAGCGTGGGCGGCTCCGGCGGCCTGGCCTACCAGCTGATGAAGGCCCAGCAGCAGCTGCGCCGTGATGTGGAGGCCATCGCCTGCTGGAACCAGACCAGCACCATCGGCTCGAGCGGCGTCGCGCCCAAGACCGCCACGTACGTCAGTGGCTGCCAGGAACTGACCAGCCCGACCCGCGACTTGGTCAATTCCGCGTCGACGTACACCGCCTACAACACCGGCACTGGCGTGTTCACGGCGCTCGGCACTGCCGGCACGGCCCGGGCCATCACCGAGACGTTCCTGCGCGACATGGCGCAGGCGCTGTACATCGGCGGCTGTGGCGGGCCGGGCCAGCGGCTGACGCTGATGACCAGCCCCGAGCTCAAGCGGGTCATCTCGACCTACATGTACACCAGCAGCGCCCGCATCGCGTCGCTGGTCAAGGACGTGCAGAGCGCGCAGATGGCCGAGGCGCAGGGCGCGGTCGACATCTTCATCACCGACTTCGGCACGCTCGAGCTCGTCCCGTCGCGGTTTGTGCAGGGCCTGACCGGCAGCGGCGCGACCCGGCATTACGCGATGATGTTCGACCCCGAGTACTTCGAGCTCGTCTACCTGCGCGGGTACACGACCACGGAGAACGCCAAGATCGGCCTGGTCGACCGGCGGACGGTCAACGTCTACTGGGGCACGCGGTTCAACCCCGAGTGCATGGGCGTGATCGCGGACATCGACCCGACGGCGGCGATGACGACCTGACCATGACCGACATCCGGCAGCGGATCGTCGCGGACGGCGACCAGGTGCACAACGTCTGGGAGCAGCCCAGCCGCGACGCCATCCTCGAGCGGAACCGGGCCGTGCGGGACAACCGCAGGCCCCGGCCCATGGACTGGGCGGCGCCGCACCTGCGCATCCCGGAGCTCGACCTGTACCTGCTGAAACAGCAGCAGCCAGACCTGGCGAGCCCGGACGGGCAGATCCGCCGCAAGGCGTGGATCGCGTTCTACAACAGCCCGGAATCGCTGCCGTACCGCGTCAGGCCGCGGGCCGGCGGGGCGACCAACCGGGTTTACCTGGGGGGCCGGCAGTAATGGCGGGTAAATTCGAGTACGGGCTCCGCAACGGCGAGAACGACGCCTACGCCGAAGGGCGGGCGCGAGCGTTCGGCATCGGCCCGCCGAATCCGCACGCCACCACGAGCCGGAAATACGCCGCTTTCCAGGCGGGGCTGAGCTTTTCCGGCACGCGGGATTCCACGCCGTACGGGCCGGCTGGCTGGTTCACGCAGTGGACAGCGGTCACGTTCGATGGCACCGACATCCTGACAAACAGCACTGACCTTGGCTGGCCGGCGACGTTCGACACGCTGACGGCATGCGTGGCGTTCAGGTTCACGTCGCTGCCGGGCGCGGGCGCTAACATTATGGGGTACACGTCCGGATCTCCGCTGCCGCTCGTAAGTGTGAGCCCGGGCGGTGCGCTAACCATTGTCAGCCCGACCAATTTCAGCACGGCCGGGTTCTTGGCGGGGGCCGCACCGACGGCCGTTAT